AGAAAAATCATATCCCTGGGGGATGTTATGTTCTGTTACTCTTTTGATTGGATTTAAGGAATTGAGGCGGGTTGGGAGTGAGGTTCATAGTCATGGTTTAGAAAATCCAGGCATATGGATTGAGGGAAAAAAGAAATGGCGTATAGACGTTGAAAACGATATGGATATTATGCGATTATTGCCATTCAATTTAGAAAAAAATGATTAACCCTGCCGATCTTACATTTAATCCCGGACATCATCTCTATCGTTGGCAGACGAAGCCCGTTTCGGGATTGACCGGTATTCTCAAAAGCACCGGAATTCTCGGCGAGATGGCCCATTCGAGCGAACTCCACCAGCTGCGCGGGACAATTATCCACGAAGCAATCCGATTATTTAATAAGGGCACCCTCGATTTCAGCACCGTATCCGAGGAACACCGCCCTTATTTATCAGCTTATGAATTATGGCTCAAAGAATCGGGCGCAGAGATCCTTCATTCGGAAGTGATGTGTTTTGACCCCGATCTTCGATTTGCCTGCCGCATCGATTTACTGGCCGAGCTAGAAGGACAAGTCCAGGTCGTCGAGTTAAAAACGGGCACCCCTCCGCCCGCGACGGCGATTCAAACAGCGGGGCAAGCCTGCGCTGTGAAGGAATCAGCCGAATCAAAATCCCCCTATGATATCGGTCGGCTCGGTTTGCATCTCAGAGAAGACGGAACCTATAAGACCTATCCTTACAAGGATGCGCGGGATATAAAAATATTCATTTGCGCAATGACTTTGCACAATTGGAAATTGAATAACAACTTGATTTGAGAAATGGAGTGTTTTGTTATGTCATGCGGTGATATGAAATGACAACGTGAAATGAAATGAATAGAGAATACGAAATTGAAACACTCAAAACGGAGTACAGGGACATTGGCCGCCTTGATCTAGATATTGCCAGAAAATATGCGTTCGCAATTCGAGACGCGGCGAGTCTAGATCAGGCGGCCCAGTATCTCATCGAACTCAAACGCCACAAACGGGTGATTGAAGATCGTCTGAAACCCATCATTGCCGAGGCCAGGAAACCATTGGAATCTTTACGCGCTTTGTTGGATGAATTGACGGAACCATTGGATCGGGCTGAACGCGAATTAATCAAACCGGCGATTGCGCGATATGAACAACATCAGGAAGAGATCCGCCGGATTGAGCAAATGAAACGAGAGCAAGAATTCAAAAAATTGGAAGAAGACCATCGCTTGCGGATGGCGGGTGAATTAGAGGGGGCCGGATTTCAGAAAGAAGCGGAAGATTTGCTTTCGCAATCGATTGATTCAATTCCAATAGAACTTGAAAAAACAAAAACAGATGGGCTTTCATTTTCCTGGAATTATTCCGCCGAGATTTTCGATCTCAAAGCTTTGGTTCAAGCAGTAGCCAATGGGAAGGTTTCGACCCAGGCGATCAGCCCGAATCAGATTTTTCTAAATATGCAGGCGCGATTAATGAAAGATTCATTCAGCATTCCTGGGGTTGTCTTACGAAAAGAGCGGAAGGTCGCCGCTCGCATCCAATAGTAAATATGGGAAAAATTCTGATTATTACATTAGGGGTAATTCCAGCCGTCATCACTTTATTAATGATTTGTTATTTCTGTGGATTTTTCCAAAAAGAATTCTTTGATAATTCCAGATGCGAGTTATTTCACGGGGAAAAAACGAAATTAATTTCGCACACATTCTCAACACGGAGGATAGATTATACGTGTGAACGATGTGGAAGGAGATGGAGTAGGGTAGATTATTTATTATGAAAATCGGCGATACGATAAAGGCGGGAACCAATCCGTGTATTATTTGTGGGAAACCACATATGAAAGAATTATCAGCATTGGTCCCATCACCAGAACCAGATGATCATAAATATGATCCTCTTTCTGATCGCGCATGGGCGCATATCCAAACTAAAAAACTTGAACAATTGAAAGATTTGAATCATGATAGACAACCTATTTTTTTGATTCTAAAAAGAAGAAATAATCCAAGGGAGGATTAATGGCCTACCAACAAAAAGAGAGAGCGGACATAAAGGAAAAAATCGTAAAGGTTTTGCGACAATCATTATCCGACGAAGAGACAATTAAATCTGAACTCAGAATCCTTTCCTGGATCGTTAACGAAAAAGTAACGCCCGTAAAACTGGAACGCCGGGATTTCTGGAAGGATAAAGAGGGGGTCTGGAAGCCCGGCAAATGTCGTGGTTTATCTGATTCTGATGTGATTTTTATTCTCGAACATGGGGTCGAGATCGGTAGATACATGGGATTCAATGCCGATAAGTTCGCCGCCAAACCAGAGGCGGAACCGGTTCCATTTTAAGATGAATAAAAAGGTTGAAATCGGAGATTGTGTCGAGGAGGGAGTTGTTCCCTGCCTTGGTTGTGATCGCCCCCATGATAATGTCGTTACCAGCTTAAGGGATAATGGGGATATTCTGACAACCACTTGGGCCACGGATCATGTTTACAATCAAATGTCGGACAAACAATTCATCCAGTTTCTTCTCTTAGAGAACGCAGATTTAAGAAACAAGATTGAAACGCTAACAGCATCTTCGAATGGAAAACGAGAAAGAAAAAGCGTCAATCGTCGTCGGTAAATATGTGATCGCAGACGAGGACGATAAAAACATTTGGATCACTCTCGCCGAGACGGGGGAATCAATGCGGATTCCCAAGCGGAAATTCGGTAAATGGGTCGGCCTATTTTTCGATAAGGAATTTTAATGAGTCACGAATATGAGATCATCGGCGACAGAATGGTTTGCCGGATCTGTCATTTCTGGATTCACTTGTTTTGATTTATTCAGTGAATAAATACAAGCATGTCTATTTCGATAAACTCTCGGATATTAGTCCTTGTTATTTGATTCGGTCAGTTGATTCCCGCGTGACCCTGGGCCGGATCAGTTTTATCGAACGCTGGAACCGCTGGGTTCCCTATTTCAAATGTTCGTTTCCCGTTGAATGGTTAAGGGAAATCGATGAGTTCATTGAGGCGTTGCATAAATATGAAAAAGAATCACGAGCATAAACCATACTGCTTCCGTCTCGACGGAGATGGGGAGCATTTTAAATGCAGGATATGTGAAAAACAAATCCAGCGGTCATGGATCGAATTCGCCGAGGGGAGGAAATCGCAAAATGCCAAAAATGAAAAAGCCATCTGATCTCATTCTGGAAAAAGCTATGAGAGAAATAGAAAAGGTCGCTTCACCAGATCGAGATATTGCCCACGCGACAATTGATGGTACCCGTTTTATCATCCGCGAAATTCTCAATTGGATTGATGCTCATCACATGGGGAAGGATAAGCAAATAAAATGAAAAAGATTGTTTCTTTCGACGAATAGGAATCGGGCAAGGTTAAATTAACCGACGAATGGTTCGAACCCCTCTTTGAATATCATCCCTATATTGGAAAATATTGCATCGGATTTGAAGGCGTTGAAACTGGCATCATCCTCTCCCCTGCGTTCTGCGATATATTAGAGGGATGTTTGACGGTCAGACAATAGCGAAATTAAACAGAAAATAAACCTCAGCAATGGGGGAAAGAGGAAAAATGGAGCCGAATATTGAAGACAATCAAATATCAAGAGAAATAGTTTCTAACATCATCACGGATTTCTCTGCCGATAGATGGAACAAGAATCAATACGAATTTCATTGTGGGCACGTCGCCCATGTGCTGTTAAATAAAAAGCTTGAAGGATGGGAAAGAGCAAAATTGAAGCTCATTGAAATGGTCGCCAGTCAATCTTATTTGAATGGCGAATTTGTCATGACCTGGTCTGAGAAAATACAGAATCTTGTAATGGATGTGGAGACGAAATCAGAATGAAAAAAATAATCATTCATACGGAGAGGCTAATTGAATAAGATAAAAATCGAATGCGCCTTCGATAAGATGGTTCCCATCTCGGAACTTAAGCCGAATCCTCGCAATTGTAACCATCATTCTGAGGAACAAATTCGGATCTTAGCTAAGGTGATCAAAGATAGGGGATGGAGAGTTCCTATTACAATCTCGAAACGATCTGGATTCATTGTTCGTGGACACGCGCGTTTATTGGCCGCTAAATTACTGAAGTTGGAAGAAGTCCCGTGTGACATACAGTCTTATATTTCAGATGAAGAGGAACTCGAAGATTTAGTGGGTGATAACCGCATATCGGAGCTCGCAGAATTAAGCATCCCGGACGTGCGCGAGATCTTGAAAACTCTTGACGCCGCCCACCGGGATCTCGAATTGACCGGCTTTGCCGGAGATGATCTTCTAAGAATCATGGATAATCTGAATCTCGGCCAAACATTCGATGACGATAAGAAATTTCAATCCAAAGAATCGGATCATCATAAATTAATTAAATGTCCAAATTGCGGGGAGAAGTTTGAATTTAGAAAATAGTAATGAAATAAATGATTTGCAAATTGGAAAAGCAGGTGAATATCTAGTTTGCGCGGATTTGATTTTAGCTGGACATGTAGCTTTTCCATCAGAACAAGGGTTACCTTTTGATGTTGTTGCTGTAGTCAATGACAGGATTTTTAAAATTCAAGTTAAAACGACAAGAAGATTAAAGGCCGTGCCTCAAAGAAAATTAAGAAGTGATAAATATCTTTTTAACATAAGAAGATGCGGAAAGGGCGGGAGAAAGATTTACCTAAAAAATGATGTTGATGTTTTTGCTTTGATTGCATTGGATAAGCGAATTATCGGATATTTAAAAGCAGATAATGTTAAGCAATCAATGCATTTTTTGCCAGAGGATGGGCAGAATATTAAATTGGCAAAAGTTCTGAAATTGTCGGATTATAAAATGAAAGATGCTTTTGGATACTAAAAGCCAGACGAATCGGAAATTAATTAAACGCATTGATTTCTCCGTTCGAACATTTCTCTTGAAAATAGATATACATATGTGATATATAATTGATTGACACTCTATAACCGGAGGCTAAAATGAATACTCAATCAAAAGAGAGCATTTCCCAAGACCTGCCATTCCTCGAAAATCACACCTCCCTCCCCTGGAGAGTTATCATAGAAGATCCCCGCGCAAGCATGTCCGAAGCCTATATCATGGGCAATGATAAAGACCATGCTATCCTGGCTTCCTTTCTGGTTCCTAATGCCATTGGCGATGCTCAGTTTGCCGCCCATGCCGCTAATCAATTCAATCTGCTTCTTCACACCTGCGAATTCACCCGAAGCCAGCTTCAGCTTATTCGCGGATTCGCTAGAGGGGCAGATGCGGAATTGAAGAGCCTCGAAAATCATTTGGAAGAAATAGTTAATCAAGCTTATGGCCGTTCATTCAATGGGGATCACAAGGAGAAATCGCATGAATCACCTAATCAGGATCGTTGAAATTCTTCTTGTTCTCGGCTCGCTTCTCTGGGCCACGTCCCGCCCGATGTCCGCTGGGTACAATCAGGATGGCCCATGGAGTGGTTATGAGAAGTCACAAATAATTAGCCTGCTGGAGAATATTGAACAAAATACGAGAAAATGAAATTGGACTGTTGCTAAAAAAGATGAATAGTAGGCTTGCCAATAATCAGTTCGCGATTGTTGATAATGATATGTATGAACTATTGAATCGTCTTAAATGGCATGCTCGTTACGATAAAATTGTGAAAAATTATTATTCCTGCAGATATCTTTGCAAACGGTTAGGAAAAGATGTCCGTGAATATATGCCTTGGTATATTGTCGGGAAACCAATAAAAGGTTACGTAGTAGATCATATCAATGGAAATACTTTGGATAATCGGAGAAGCAATTTGCGAGTTGTAACGCATAGGGAAAATCAGCAAAATCAAAAGGTTCATAGGCGGGGTCATCAAATAGGATCTGCTTGGCAAAATCGGAAGAAGCAATGGAGAGCACAAACACATATTGACGGAAGGACAATATATGTCGGTTCATTTGATACTCCGCAATTAGCTTCAGAAGCCTCGAAAGCTTATTATTGGAAAGTTTTAAATAGATTTAAAAAAGGAGGCGCCGTATGAGTGGTCCCATATTCATGAGACAGCCGAACTCCAACAGGCAAACGAAGTTTGTTTTTCCGATTAAGCGGAAGGCCGCCATAGCCATCGACAGCGAGATGGCAAAGCATGGCCTAATTGGCATCAAGAGCTACCAGATTAGGCCGCCCTCGCCGCGCAGGGGGACTATGGTCATTCTGGCCGGTAAACCGCCCATTAGGTTCACGGAGCAGCTCAGTCGCTCGGATGCTGTCCGGGAGGCCATCTTAGTCATTCAAAGGAAACGAAATGGCAAATAAAACACTCAAGATATGCCCTATTTTACTCAAAGAAGCGGAGCTTGAATATCTTAAACGGGAAGCTTTTGCCCGTGAGTTATCAATGGCTGATTATGTACGGCCTAAAGTCATCCCCCGCAATTGGTTTGAAAGGTTGCCGATTTTGATCGATGTTCAAGGTCCACTACCAAGACGAAAAGGAAGACCGCAAAAGAAATTGAAGGAGTGAAGAAAAATGGAACAAGAAAAATCAAGAGTATTCCCATTGTTGATTTCTGTTGGAGAAAGGGAATATCTACACCGGGAATCCTTTTCACATAACATGTCAGTATCCAACTATGTGAAATCCCTCGTTTTGCCAAAAAATTATGAATCCCGTTTAGTTAAGTTAAGGAAAGAGAATTCTGCTTCGGAAATTAAGCCACATCTTAGATGGAGAAATCATTATGCTCCAGGAAAATTGATTTTATCTCGTAGTCGGAATTTTAATGTGGACGTTTTGATCGATGATAATGACCTCGAAATTATCAAGAAATATCAATGGCATTATACTGGTGGATATGTTTCAACTTTCGTGAAATTGGGCAAGGGTAAATTTACGTCAAAAACACTGCATCAAATATTGAATCCAACCTGGAACATGACGGATCATATCGATAGGAATCCAAGGAATAACCAACGGTCCAATTTGCGACCTTGTACATCATCTGAAAATGCCCGGAATCATAAGATTTCAAAGAATAATACAACTGGCATCATAGGCGTATCTGAGAAAATCACAAAAGATTCCAATGGGAATGTATGGAGATACTGGGTCTCGCATTGGAGAGAAGATAAAAAGGCGAAAAGTAAACATTTTCCTTATACCCCAGAAGGATTTGAACAGGCTGTTAATTTGCGAAATTTAAAGGTTAAAGAATTGTATGGAGAATTCGCTCCGATTCAATATGACAAAGTGAAGACATAACGATGACAAACATGTGAATAACACCATCGCCTATTATATATCCCTTGACATAATCCGGTATCTCGATATACAATTAAGTATAAGCAAATGAGATTAACCGGAGGCGACCATGGAAAAGGTAAAGGCGATGATCGAAAGGCAGATCCAGAGAGCAGGTGAAATAGGGAATTTCAAGAAAGTCATGGAGGCGGAGCTGCTTCTTGGAATGATCGACAATCAGACAGTCGGGATGATCGAGGCGTTGAATTTGATCGGTAGGATTCATTCGAATTCGTAAGGGAGGCCCAATATGAAACGGTTAAACGAATATGAGGTAGAAATGCTTCATCAAGCCTATGAAACAACGAAAGAAATTCTGAACGAGATCATTCATCTGGAAGCCACTGGGATGTCTGAAATCAATTATGATGATCCCCGTTTCTGGGGTTTGAGGGGACGGGCCGATAATCTAGCGGCCATTATGTACAACATCTATTATGGCGTTTACCGTCCGGATAAGGTTCTGCAATGAATCCGTTTCGAGTTTTGTGCTCTTGGTGTGGAACGGATATCGGCGGGAACCCGGAAGCACGAGAGATAAGCCATGGGATTTGTGAATCCTGTATCGAAAAATACTTCCCGGAGGCCTAAAATGAAAAAATGCACCCACGTTATTGGCTTAAAAAAAGTTCCAGCATTGAGAATGGTTACTAGGGGTTATGCTCAATGTGAACTATGTAAGAAATATATGAAAGCAGCTCCATTATCTTATTACGTTGATAAGCAGGAACAACAAAGACAAGTTGGGAAAGTTGGCAGGCTCTCCGTTAATTCTTTTCGAATTGGAGGTCAATCATGGAATACCTCAAAAGGTCGCTCACGGAACTCTTGAAATTAATATGGCAGGAACTGACCCGAAAACTGACCAAAGAAGAAGAAGCTGATATGGACGCAGAGGAATACAATGAGCTCTAAGATTGTCACTTACGAATGTTCCGAATGCAGCAAAAGCGAAGTCTGGATGAGGGCCGATGTGTATGAATACCGGAGTGAGATAGGGCAGATGGAGGCGGTTAACTTCCCGGAGTTCAAGACCTGCGAGGTTTGCGAGGGCTTGTTTTGTGATGCGTGCCATGATGAACACAATTGTTTGAGGAGGGTAGCCTAATGAAACGCTTAATTTTATTGGTTCCTTTTTTATTTATTCTTGGAGCCTGCAATAACCTGGAACGGATCATGAACGGGGCTGAATCACGACCACCTGCCCCAGTCCCGGCCCAAATCGTCGTTGAAGGCCAAACAACGTCTAATTATCAAACCCTGGGCGGTATTCCCCATGATGGCCGAAAAGTGACGGCATTTGTTAAACGGGATGGCGAGGCTGACTTTCGTCAGCTTAACCAATATGAGTTTAAGCTCATTCCGGGTTCAGATAGCGTCCAGCTCTGGCGGGAAATCATTGTCTATTCGGAACACATGATCGTCATCACCGGTAAACCGGCGGCCCCAATTGGTTCTTATTACAGAATCATATCGGAGAAAGCGTCATGAATACTTTATTGACTGAACGTTCGGAGGTAAAAACGATCAAGACATTCCGCCGAACCTTTATCGACTGGCTCGACTGGTGGGCCAAGCTCGGACAGGACGCACTCGATAAAGGCAAGCCGGAAGACGTGCGACACATACTCAATATCATGGTCAAATCAATGCGGGAAATGAAAGAAAAAATGGAGATAGCCTCACAGAACAAATAGACATTCGGACAAAGTCCAAGGGAGGGATTTATGCCGGAAAATATTGTGATCCAATTCAGTGCCCATGCCTTAGATGATGCTTACCGACTTCAACTGAGAAGTCTTAGAGATTCGATCCAAGCCGCCTTACTCAAAAATGATTCACGGAAACTTCATGGAATGAAACTCGAACTCATGGAAGGAATTGCCGTTATCGATGATCGATTATTCGCCATCAAATATCCTGAGCTTGTCAGCCGGCGAATGGAACGCGAAAAAGAATTGAGGCCCGATAAGAAAGACGTGCAAACGTTCTGGACGATTGATGCCACCGGCAAGAAAATCGATATGGATGTCGTGCAATGATCCCTTTTTCTCTCCGGATTATTTTTATCGATCTCATTCTGCTCTGGCTGATCGGTTTTCTTCTCTATCGCCTCCAGATTCTTCTCGCAGAAAACGCGGATTTGAAAAAAAAGATTGAAATGCTAATGGCATCTTCCAGAGACGATTATGAAAACAAACAGGAAAATATTTGAAGCTAGATTCTCCTTTTTCTGGGATTGGTCTGGACTTAAACCAGTCCCCAATTTCTTCGTTGTTAAAAGCAATATTCCAAGTCTTATTGAGGGAAGCACTGTCGATGACATTCAAATCAAACGAGAACGGCTTCCAATTCCCTATATCCCAATGCCGCAGACATGGAGATATATGGTTAAAGCCAACCGGCGATGTGGACGATGTTTTTCTGAAATAAGAACAGATGGCGTGAGGGATCATAATCGGGTTGTCCATTTTCTGGATAGTGACGAGAATGATCCATTCGGCAATGAGGGAAACGGATATTCGTCCGATGATTATTCTTAGGGAGAATAGATTATGAGAACAGTGAGATTATTTATTATTTTGTTTATTTTATCTGGATGTGGGGCAAGACGATACAATGCCCATGATAAGGCGATGGCCGGACGGATTATGGATGAGCTGAAACAGGATGGGGGAGTGATCACCAGGCGGGAATTCAATAGCCTTTCTGAATCATTGCGTTCCGATCTCAAGCGTCAGTCCGAGCATCAGTATTCCGCGTTTTCAAAGGAACTGGATTGGAAATGCAGATGCGGCGAATGAGAGCTGGGGATCAGAATGGCCGCGCCGTCGCAACCTGGGATCTTGTACAGTGGATGCGCAATTTCTATCGCCGGTATCGGCAGAAATACCATAATCAGAACCGGGTTAAAGATACGATTTCCATAGCCCACATTGCCGCCCGCGCGGGACTGTCCTACGGAGCGACATGGGATATATTGAGACGCAAAAGTTGGAAATAAGTGCCGGAGTCTGGAATGTTCGTCAAATTCCGTGTCGACGAATATTCCTTAAGCGGGGGGGATCTCTAAGAGGGGGGTTCTCTCCGCCCAATTTGAATTAAAAAAAGGGACGAACGTCCCAAAGGAACATGAAAATGAGCAAAGAAGATAAAGCGGGGCTCATCATCGCTATCTTGGGTTTGATTTCTATCTATCTTACAATGTTCGCTGCAAGAGGAGGATTTTGATGAAACTATATCCAACGAAAGATGAGCTCAAAAAAATAGCCGAATGGGAAGGAGATTGGATCAGCCTTCTAAATTATGTCTATGAGCTCTGGCATACTTCTGGGAAATGGAATCATTTCAAAGGAAACGAATGTTTCCAAACAGAAACAAATCCGAGCGACCCGTTATCTGATACTTATGAGCTATGCATAGGCGGCGTATCCGGCAATGAAGATTTAGTCTATGCCCTAAAAGATAATAAATCCTTCTGGCTGGACTGTTGGGAGTCGAGTCATCGCGGCGGTAAGTATGTGTTTACTGTAAACCATAAACCATCAACATTGGGGGGAAATTCAGCATGATCGCTATCGATGAAATCGTATTAATAACCAACGGGGAGTATTCCAGTTTCGGAATCATCTCTTTGGTGAAGGCGCTGAAAACATTTGACGAAAAAGAAGTCTTTCGCCAATTCCTTCCGGAACAAAAATTTGATGAACATGGAAGGCCAATTGATGGGAAAGGCAATCATATCGAGATATCCGGAGCTTATGTCGAATGGTTAAAAGAAAAAAAATATATTGAGAAAATAAGATACAGGGAATTTTATACGGGGGCTCCCGATTATTTCACTAAAGATTTTATCGCGATGGCCGAAAAGAATTTCAATATTCATGATTATGGAGAATAAAATAGAGTTTAGACAAGGATCTTGTTTCAAATGCGGACGATATCTTCGCTCAGCGGATGATGCGAGGCGACACGAAAAGTTGGCCCATACCGATTACCTGGCAAAGAAAGAATTCATCCATGTTTTCCAAACGAGATCGAAACACAAAAATGGAAATGGTAAATTCGACATATGTTCACTGCGTCCGCCGAAATCAGAAAAGAGTTCCAACTCTTAAAACCCTGCCGGGCCCATGGCGTTAATTTCATTCACATCTACACCAATCCTTTTATCACCAAATGGGGAGTCCGCTGTGTTCTTTGCTTTAAAGACACGGGCCAATTCAAAAAACTTGAGAAAGCGAGGGACGAATGGAACAAGTTAATGATCAAGATTCCAGAACAGGTGGCGATGAAGGTCGCCAAGGCGATGAAGGTCGCTTTACGATCCAGGAGATCAACGCGCTAATCCAGGATCTCGTTATCGATCTACTGGGGTACAAACAAGACCCCAAACAAATGGTTTATCCAGACTGGATCAAAGAACTCGCGCTCCGCCTAGTTGAGAAAGGATGGCGAAAGAATGTTCCAATCCACGACGAACAATTACCAAAATCGTGACCTATCATGCCTCGATGTAGCTTACCTCCACACCTAGACGAACCGTCCGAGTGGAAAAATACTGACGATGACCAGGTTTGGTGGATGCGCTGGCGCTTATATTGTAAGTCATGGTTCGCATTCTCGCATCGATGTCCTCCCGGCCTCACTTGGTCACTCGTTTTATTCCCAGGTTTGTACCTTCTCCCATCCTTGATTTATTTTACTGGCTGGTCATGGCTATATCTCTTCCCCGTTATCGTGATTCCCGTGGCCAAAAAGTGGCGTGAGTTTCCTATCGTCCTCTTCGCCTTTTCCGGCGGCGGACCCTTAAGATGGGAGACAACAGATGGGAATAAACAATCTGTCGGCGAAAGCCAGAACCTTATCTGGATCACCAGTGCCCATAACCCCGATGGAGATCAGGTCTGGTTATCGCGATGTCAGCTCTGGTGCCTATGGCACGTTCAGCTCCAATGGCCCCTATTCTTTGCTATAAGCATCTACATAAAACATGAAGATGTTATTCCAACCGGAACGAAAGCCGACCGAGATGGCAAATTGTTGTTTTTCTACAAGGGCTGGCATCGTGACAGTGATCAAATCTTCTGGGGAGATGGAGCCTACGCTGGCAGGAATTGGAAATGATTATCAAGCCACATGACAAGTCGCTCGTTGGCCAGGATCTCCGGCTTCCCGATTGGACCCACTGCCGCTTCCGCGTCATCGATATCGGATTTGAGTTTATAACTGGCATCGTTTACGATGGCGATAGGCCGATAGTCCAGGAAGCCAGGTCGATTCACCTGGATTGGGAACCCTGGAACGGAAGTTCTTAAAAAAGTTCTTGACATAGAAGTCGGTTTTTTTGTTAAAATTCTTGCGCGGGAATTTAATACAAAAAAATTAAAAAATAACCATATCTTTAAAACTTTCCCGCAAGATCGTTTTTTTGTAAAGATGTGGTTATTTTTTTGGCGGTTCCTTCCAAGATAAATGTGACCATCCCCTGCGCTGGGGTCAACGGCAATCATAATACACGGTAAATGCTGCCTTCGGATGAAAATCCGTTACTCTTTGGTTGGTGTAAGTCCAGCTTGGCAAGCAACGGTCGAAACTTTGGCTCCAATATACGGAGAGAAAACGATCACAACCCATTGAGAGGTTGGGCCGCGAGTCACCGCTGTCGACATGACGGCAGTAAGGAATTCGCCGTAAAATATCTCAATCAATTTCTCTTTGAAAGACAAATAATCTTTGTCTTAGTCTCTTCATTTCTCCAATACCGGAGAGTTTCAAAAAGAAACTCTCGGTATTATTCTCTAATAAAATATATCTAACAAAATCAATTGGAATCCCATCTCCCAAAAATAATTGAGCATCTCGCCGCCATTGACCGATCCCTGACCCTGATCGCCATTATTCTTGCCACTATGTTGGTATTCAAAAATATGGGAAAATAGTTTTTAATTTAAAGAGAGGGAGTAATTAAAATGGACAACATTAAACTTAATATCGAAACAAACGCCGAGATCGCGATCCAGGTCTTGACCTTCTATCGGTCACTAAAAGATCATCCGCAACATCCTCAGTATTATCTTCATGATCAAATGAGGGTACAAAATTCACCCCGCAAACGGGGCCCCGGTCGACCACCAAAAAAGGGAACGAACGTTCCCAAACGAGGCCCAGGTAGACCGCCGAAAAAAAGGGGACCAGGTCGTCCACCTAAGCCTAAAAATGAACAGCCATTCAAGAAACGGAGCCCCACGGATTATGGATGAGCTGAAAGAGGAAAAATGAATCGACCGGTTGGTAAATTCGAATGGTGTGCCCGTGCCTAAGGGAACGAACGTTCCCAAATTCATCGAATCATTCGACGATGATATATGCGTTTGCCGCCACCCACGCGATCTCCATGAGAAAATGACGGACGAATGTATATGCTGTCAAACCGATAAACCGGAACCACTGGATGCTCTAGGCCGGTCTGGCGAAGGCCAGTCGATCCTAAAGCCGACAAAGAGAATACCCAGAATCCGCGATCCGCTGAACGTCGGCAACATCCTCCTCAAAGAAGCAGAACGCATTGTCAACCGTTTATTGACGCAAACCGTTATAACAGAGGACGATCGCATTGCCATGGTTCAATGGCGAAAAGAACTGGAAGATTATATTATCCAGTAGTCTTATGGATTATCGCGAAATAAAACTCGATAAAAAACGGGTCCCCTATTTATCGCCCGTTCAATGTTTTCTCTGCCATAATAAATATTTGGTCTTTTATCAGTGGGGCAAGATTAAATTCGGAAAACAAGAAAAAGATCCTACCCCGTGTCAGCAGTGTAGGCGCCTAAGCTGTTATGATATAAGCCTAAAAAGATTTCATCCAATGAAAAGAAAACGCTCGTTTCCAAATCGGTAGACCATGAAAATTAACAGACTTCTTCTGAACAGACTTCGTCAGAAATGCTTCCTCGATCTCTGCGAAAAGACTATCCCAGTCTCCAGCCGCTGGATCGAAGTCCACGAAAAGAAAAATAGGCCGCCAGATCTTCTCTTAGAGTTTATTTATAAGTGCCCCAAGTGCTTAAGACAGGAAAAGAAATACCAACGAGTCGAGAAAAATCAAATTAGAGATTCCAAACTGATAGACGACTTGAATAAAAAATATTTCGAGATAGATCATGCTTAAATGCTTTGATCACTTTAATGCTAATACGGCCCCTTGCCCCGTTTGTCAGACAAAGACAGATAGTAAAATAATCCTGATACCAATAGACGGAACCGAGATAGATGGGATCGCCGAATGTATCCAAGTTCATCTGGATTGTATTAATCTTAGATATAAGAGAGATCCTGTTCATTACTTATTTTTGATCTATCAAAAAATAACGGATAAAAATATACTGAGAAAATCAGGTTTGGAAGATTCGGAAAATATATATGACCCAGTATAGACTTACACAATTAAATTCCCGCCGCGAGAAAATAGACGCACAGGCTGCAGTCCGATCCGCCTATATCATACTCTTGATCGTCTCCCTCGCTCTCCCCCTCGCCATCATCGATGTCCATATAGGCGCTGTGATTATCGGTAGTAACCTCTCCGTCTTCATCGGCGGAATCTTGATTACAATACTCTCTCTCTATATGCACCGGTTCGCCCGCTCTCATCTCAAAATAGATAAATCACTGGCAACCTCGCGCCTTATCGATTATCATCAATTCCGATTACTGAGAAAGATAACTTAAAGTAAAACGATTTAATTTACATGAAAAATAGCAGTCCCCCAGATAAAAAAAAAGGCGGATTCATATCTAGTACTGAGAACTATAAGCACGTTGCCGAACCGTCGGGCCCTTCTCCAATTGATCCTTCTAAGCTAAGCATGGATTCCAAACGCGGTGATCTTAAACCGATATGGCTAGAAGCATTCCGTAAAATGAGAACGATATACGGGGCCTGTCTTTCAACAAACTTGGATAGAAAAACAGTATACGACTGGATAAGTAAAGATCGAGAGTTTAAGAATCAGCTTAAGATGCTCCAGAGAGAAACAAGGGAGGTCTTAATTCAGACCGGATATGCTCGCGCTCTTAATCGGGAAGATCCCGGCTCAATTCCCCTCTTGATCTTTCTCTTGAAGAGTATGGCCGGTCTTAGCGAATCCAGTAAGATTCATGTCGACATTAGAGTTGCATACGAAGTAGTCAATCAAGTTATTCAAGTAATAAATAAAATACCAGGATCTTGTCCCCATTGTCATAGTACTCTTGATATCAAAAAAGAAATCGCTGAAAATTTAACGTCGCTATCAAAAAAGTTTGATCGCCAAGAAATGGTCTTTCTAAATGAATCCGAAGACCATAATTCATGAATCCAATATCGGATCTTCTTTCTCAAATATCAATCCAAATAAACGGCCCCCCCCTGTGGGACATTCATCACCCACCGCCCGAGCTTAACGAATACCGCCAAGATCCAAAACTCTTCTTAAGTAGCGTTCTGGATGCCAAGCATTGGTGGTCGGGTCAGGAAGAAATCTGTAAATCAGTAATAAAGCATGACCGTCTCGCTATCGCATCCGGCCACGCCCTGGGCAAGGATTGGCTATCAGCTCGTTTGATCCTCTGGTTTCTCTACTGTTTCGAACCCTCTATCGTCATCGCCACGTCCGCTAGCGACCGCCAAGTCTCGGCCATTATCTGGGGTGAACTATCAGAGGCGTTTAGTCACGCGCGATATAAGCTTCCCGGCCATTTCATCACCAAGAAACTGGTCATTGACGAAACCCGCAAATGGTATGCCATGGGGTTTGCGACGAAAGAAATACGGAACCAACCGGGGAAGATGCAGGGCTATCACCAAAAAAATACCATGATTCTCTTTTCCGAAGCTCAGGCTATCGAACGCCCTATATGGGAACAGTCCGAATCTCTTATGACCGGATCTTTTGTTAAATGGGTGGCTATTGGAAACCCGATCATAAACTATGGCCCCTTTTATGAAGCGTGCCAGTCAACATCTGAATGGCACAGTATACGCCTCGACTGCGAGAAGACGCCTAATGTCATAACCGGGAGGGAGATCATCCCCGGCATGGTCACCAAACGATGGGTTGATGATATGGCCAAGAAATATGGCAAAAATCATCCCACCTATAAGGCCAAGGTAAACGGGATAGCTCCGGCTCGATCTGTCGACGCCTTTATCGAGACGGACTGGCTTGAATATGCCAATGGCACAGGTATGTCCAATTCCAGGATGAATGGGGTTAAAGTAGCAGGCGTGGATATAGCTTCAATCGGCGGGGATAAGACAGTGATCACCAAAAGGGATGGGATGAGGGTAATCAGTGTTGAGAAGTACAGCGGACGCAACACGATGGAGACGGTGGGCAAGATCGTCGGCCTTTTCAAAGAGGGATACTATCGCGTGTATCTTGACGTGACGGGTATCGGGACAGGGGTTTATGATCGGCTGGTCGAGCTTGGTTTTCATGATAAAGCCATCCCGGTTAACTTCGGCGGTAAACCGATTGACGATCAAGATCCGCGAAGCGGAATCAAAAATACGGAAAAGTTTGCTGACTATTCAACTCAGATGTATGATAATCTTGCGGAGCTCATGCAACGCATGGAGATCGGTTTCCCGTTTGATGAAGAACTCAATTCGCAACTTCTGAATCGCCGTATGAAAATATTATCCAACGGGAAAAAGAAGATCGAACCGAAAGACGATTACAAATCTCGCGGGTTCGATTCTCCCGATGAAGCGGATGCGCTCGCTCTTTGTTTCTGTAATGCTCAGCCTCGGAATTATTCTCCGCCTGCGCAATATTTTTATGACGAGGACGAAGAGCTAAGTAAGATTTTCTCGTAAGGGGATTATCATGGACAATGGACATAAGCCAAGGGACATCCGTCCCTCCGTAGATCTAAAAGATTTTGACACCGACACAGAAGACAAACCCACCCAGCCATACAATTTCCAGCTCATCGAAAACGATTACATTCGCAAACTAGAAGAAGACGATGTCCGTCAATTCGCTCTCCCCGGAATAATACCGGGCGCCAAGAGCCAGGAAATCCAGGACGACCCGGACGGAACATGGCGCAATATCACCACAGGATTGCCGGAGGGCGTCATCCCGACCGTCGATGATTTGCGGAAATGGAAAGACGCGAGTTACCAACGATACGAGATCGATCCAAATTATCGCGGGCTGATCGACGGGTTTCTTTTCTTCACCATCGGGCAGGGAATGAAAATATCTCCGCTCGATGAATCACAGGAAGTCCGGGATTATGTCAGCGAGTGGATAAAAATAAACGAGTTCGACGGACGTGATCGGGATCTCGTCGAGAAATTTCTGAAAGCCGGGGAATGCTATGTCCGATTTTTCACCACGGATGCCGATGGCCGCGCAGCGAAATATCCGGCGATGCGTCTTTACAGCTACTGGGAAATAAATAAGATTGTCCGTGATCCGAAGAACAGGGAAAATATTCTTGAATTTCACCGGCCCTATCGAAACAGTAAAGGCGATGCGGATATCGAAATAATCCCAGGCGGCGAAATGATCCATATAAAATTCGGATGCAAAGACGACGAACGCGGAAAACCTCCGTTTGCCTCGATCATGAAGTTCTGCGAATATTATTCCGATTGGTTATTTAACCGTATCGTGCTCAACCGAACGAAGACGGCATTCTATCTTGAGATGATTGTTAAAGGTTCCCCGGCGGACGTGACGACGGCGGATAACGCGACGCCCGATAGCACGCGGGTAGGACGCGGCGGTAAGAAAATAAAACGGATGCCGAAACCGGGAACGGTATTGGTTCACAATGACGCCGTAGAGTACAAATGGCTCTCGCCGGATGTAAAAGCCGATGATGCGAAAGAAGATGGACGCGCCATTCGCATGGCGATTCTGGCCGGGGCCCAATGTCCTGAGTTTTTATTGGGCGATAGTTCTCAAACAAATTTTGCTTCCAGCGTGACAGCGCAAAATCCTTTCGTCAGGAAAATAGAATATCTACAGGATTTTATCGAGTATTACGTTTGCGATATATTCAAATGGGTTTTGAATTATGCGATACAGAATAAATTTCTTCCCTCGATATCGCAAGAGACAATTATGCGCGAGAAAGCTCATGACGTGACGCTCGTTCGAC